CATAACATTTTCTGGCTTATGCAAATAATGCGTTGATGGAAAATGCTCATGTAGAGTAGCTTGCCGCTCATCCATTCGCTTGATATTATCCATACTCAATCCTCCTTGGAGAGATTGAATTCTTTATCAAGCTCCTTTGAACCAGTAAGTAAGTTCTTTAACGGGCGGAAAATAAAACGACTTGCATATCCACCAATACCGTCCGCATCTCGGTAAAGATCCTTGTCTTTGTAGTATTCAGCCGGCGTATATTTCTCAATATCGCTGATCCAAACACCAAGAGGGTCTAACTTCACAGAGTCTTCTTTCTTCTGTTTGCGATCCTCCAGCTCAGTAGTTGCAGCATTGATATACTCTTTATAAGTTTTAGCCAATGCACCGATACCGGCATCACCATTCTGAACAGACTTCTGAAGCTGCAATTTCAAATAACAGATACTCTTGTATAGCTCGTCTTGACGCTTATCCTCAGGTTCACCATATTTGCTTACCCAATCATCGTATTCAAATTTCAAAACCTCATAGTCTTGCTCGCTAAAACCAAGACCAAATAGGCGAATGGTTTCAATAGGCACTTCGATTTTAGGATTATCTTTTACTTGCTGCACAGAAGTTGCGTTTTCAACCTTATTGGCTCTTCGCAGCAAAATAGTATCTGCATATGACGCGCCTTTCGTCTGCGCAAGATTCAGTTTTGAAAAATAAGCGCTGACACGGCTTTTGTTTGGCGGACTCTTTTTTGCATTTGTCCAAGCCGTTTCATCGAAACATGTGTTGATAGTAGCGCACAAAAAGTCCATTGCCTTATCCTGATCGCCGTTAAAAACATCATCTGTGTAGTAATCAAATGACTTTTCTAAGCAGCGCTTACAGATAGGCAAATAACCATTATTTCTTGCATAATACGGAGATGGAGACACATTGAAATTATCTTTTTGCCTCATAAATCCCTTACCGCAATAAGTGCAATGAAACGGATAACCGTCATCATTCAAATACGCTTTCTCAGCAGACGCAGACTTTTTTGTACGGGTATTTCTTTTTACTTCTCCAGCCATGTCTCAACCTCCTTTCCATAAAACAAAAACTCAGAGCAAGATACTCTGAGTTCCTTTGGTGCGCCAGAAGGGATTTGAACCCTTGACTTGTCGCTTAAAAGGCGACTACTCTACCTACTGAGTTACTGGCGCTTATTCAGTTCCGGTTTGCACGGTTTCCCCACTTATTTTAACTCAGTTGGTAACTCCCATTAGAGCGGCAGTGCTTTCGGTCTGCCAGTCCGTCCGCTTTTCACGGAGGGCATACGTTCCCAATAGAAGCTCATAAAGAGCAAACTGCCATTTCTGGCTTTGGTGGGACAAGAAGGGATCGAACCTTCGACGCGCAGGGCTTCAACCTGCCGCTCTTCCATCTGAGCTATCGTCCCATATAGAACCATTATGTATAGCAAACCTTTCTATCGGAAATGCTCTTTCGTGTAAACTGATAGAAAAGGAGGCTATGCGTCATGGTTGAATTTTCTCAAAGATTAAAGCAACTGCGCAAAGAAAAACATTTAACTCAGGCGCAGGTTGCAGAAAGAATAGGAGTAACAGCCTCAATGGTGTCCTCATACGAAACGGACATCCGACTCCCATCCTACGAAGTCCTTGTAAAAATCGCTACGCTATTCGGAGTGACAGTAGACTACATGCTCTGTCGTGAAGACAAAAGATTTATCGACATATCCAGTCTGTCCGATGATGAAGCTGCGGTTGTGTGCGATATGATAAACGTACTACTAAAAAAGAAATGACTACCAGCCGCCCGAATGGGCGGCTTTTGTCATATGTGGCGACGGAGGTAGGATTTGAACCCACGGACGGCTCATCACCGCCTCTTGTTTTCAAGACAAGCGCCATAAACCAGACTCGACCACTCCGCCATATAACTGGCTTTCATATGTATTTCGACAGGAATAGCCACACCCATCCATCCTAAGCCGCCCATATGCAGGCAGGAATCATATAATCTCGTACCTCATAAAGCGTGGTACGACACGCTTTGGTGAGGGAGGTTGGATTTGAACCAACTCAGCCCGAAGGCAACGGATTTACAGTCCGCCCCAGCTCTCCAACTCTGGCGCTCCCCCATATAAGATCACATTAGTAACCATAAAATAACTTGGTACTGGCGGTGGGGATTGAACCCACGACCTTATGATTAAGAGTCATCTGCTCTTCCTCTGAGCTACGCCAGTATAAAACAAGACACTTGTAAGGGAAAGGAAAGGGGTGGTGGTGATACAATGGAGGTTGTAATAGGATGTTTCATTAAACAAGTCGCTGTAAGTGTCTTTTTGGCATGAGGTAAAGGAGTCGAACCCTTATTTACGGTTTTGGAGACCGCAGTGCTACCATTTACACCAACCTCATATATGTGGCGACGTATACGGGACTTGAACCCGTGACCTCTGGCGTGACAGGCCAGCATTCTACTCTTCTGAACTAATACGCCATTTATTTATCCCAATCTACAAGAGGATATAAGTCATACGGACTATCAGCAGTTGCAATTTTCTCAAAACCACCATCAACAATGCGCCATAATGTGTGCTTGTGTTTTTCTGGATTTTGAGAAATACGATATTCCTTTCCAGATCTGGTCTTGCATAAAACGCCCGTTCCACAATCTGATGCTGGAATTTTCTTTACAAACTTTCGTTCTTTATCAACCGATAATGAACTTGCTTTTCGCGGCATAAGTTACACCTCTTTCATATTGGTGATGCGTAAGGGATTTGAACCCTTAAATTCCGCCGTGAAAGGGCGGTGACTCTACCAATTCGTCCAACGCACCATAATATTGTCATACTCTGACACACCCAGGTTTCATTTTGCCAGTACCGACATCACGAACCTTACCTATACGATATTTCGCACCGCTTTTATCGACGGCGACACAAAACACGGCTTTCCGATCATTTGGAAACTTCACAGAATATGACCCATCTGTTTC